AATGTATCTTGTTGGTGTACAAGAAAAATTATCAGTGGATCAAGAAGTATTTAGACCAAAAAAATTAATTGAATATTACAAATCGATATATGAAGGAACAAATATAAAAATACAAAGTTGTAATCTTAAAGAGGCAGAATGCATTAAAATTTTCTACAATACCTATGTAACACAAAAGATTAATTTTGTAAATATGGTACAAGATGTTGCAGACAAAATGAAAAATACAGATGCAAACTTTATCTGTGATGTTTTATCAAAGTCAACTAAAAGACTTGTAAGTCCAAAGTATATGAAACCTGGTTTAGGTGATGGTGGAAGTTGTCATCCAAGAGATAACATTGCATTAAGATGGTTATCAAAACAATTGGGTTTAGAATATGATTTATTTGGACAAACAATGTTGATAAGGGAAAAACAAGCAGAGACACTTGCAAAAAGAGTGTTGAAAGATCCATCAGGTAAAATTGTTGAGAAGAAAGTCGCATTTACTAGCACAGGTTTCAAAGAAGGTGTAGATAACGAAGACGGAAGTTATATTCTATTAGTTCAACATTATATCAAGGAAAATGGTGGCGAAATCGTGGATATTGAAGACTGCGACATTTTGTTCCAATCGTGGCCAAGTGATAAAACCCCTGAAAACATTGACGTTTTTAATGTATGGGAAGATTATGGGAATGAGAGAATAAACGATAAAATTAACCCTTGACAATAAACCCCCAACCTGTCATTATATAATTAGATGATGACTAAAAAATCCACTATTGCGAAACTTCTCTCAGAAGAGAACATTATTGTTAGACATAAAAAAGCGGATACTGCTTCATTTAATGTTGAAACAAGAGAGTTAGTTTTACCTATATTCAAAGAAGAAATTAGTAATGATGTTTATGACATGTTTGTTTGTCATGAAGTTGGTCATGCATTATATACACCTATGGATTTATTAGAGAGAGGTGTTCATCAAGGTATTAATCATTCTGTTATTAATGTTTTAGAGGATGCTCGTATTGAGAAAATGTTTCAAAAGAAATACCCTGGTTCAGTAAAAAATTTCAAACAAGGTTACAAAGAATTAGTAGAAGGTGACTTCTTCAAATTAAAAGATAAAGATTTATCTAAATTAAATATTATTGATAAGATTAATATCTTTTACAAAACTGGTCTTATTGGTAATGTAAATGAAGAAGAACAAAAATTTATTGACGAAGTTAATACTCTCAAAAGTGTTGAAGACGTAATATCACTTGCCGCAAGATTGTGTGAGTATCACAAAAAACAACAAAAAGATCAAGATGGTGATGGTCAACAAGATCAATCAGGTAATCAACAACAACAAGAAACTGATAGTCAATCTCAATCAGAGTCAAGTGAAGGTCAAGAACAAGTTCAAAGTTCAGAGGGTTCAGAAGAGTCTGTAGAAAAAATTGATGAGGGTGCGTCTGAGTCTGATAGTGGTGAGGAAGAGTCAAAAGATGATTCAAACGATGTAGGATCAAATGGTGCAGGTCTAGGAAATGATGGCGACCTTAAATCATCTACTGATCAAGCGTATCAAAATGCCATGAATAAAAACAATGATACTGATGCAAAAGATAGAATCTATACTCAAACACCTAAAAAATTAAACTTAAATAAATTAATCTATTCTCACAAAGAGATTGCTGACGATTTAATAGAGACATATACAAATAAACATACTGAAGAATTTGAGAATCTCATACACCAAGACTACAAAAAAGTTTTTAATGATAACAAAAAAGTTGTTCAGTACATGGTCAAAGAGTTCGAAATGAAAAAGTCTGCTGATCAATATAAAAGAGCATCTACTTCTAAGACAGGTTCTCTTGATATGACTAAGTTACACAACTATAAATTTGACGAAGACTTATTTGCAAAAATGACTACATTGCCTGGAGCGACTAATCATGGTATGATTATGTATCTTGACTGGTCTGGTTCAATGGCAGATAACATGAGATTTACTTTGATACAGTTATTCAATCTTATTTGGTTTTGTCAGAGAGTAAAAATACCTTATCAAGTTCTTGCGTTTACAGATCGTATTCATACAAGTACACTAAATGAGATTCAAGACGAAGTTATCGGTGATCATAATTTTCAATATTTACGTTTACTTGAATTCTTTTCAAGTGATCAAACAAAACAAGAGACTCAATTAATGATGACTAATTTATTAGGTTTCGCTAGAGACTGGTCAAATGATCGTCCAAGATATGGTGAAAACTATGTTTGGTCTACTTATATTCCTAGAAAATATAATCTTGGTGGCACACCATTAAATGCTGCTTTACTAACTACATACAGAGTCGTTAAAAGATTTCAAGAGAAACACAAAGTACAAAAATTAAATATGGTAATCTTAACTGATGGTGATAGTCATCATCATGAAAATGTATTTACAGAAAGATCAAATTTTTGGAATAATGGTGTCAAAGAACTCAGTAAACAATTGACTCATGGTGATTTTAGTAAAGACATGTTTATTCAGTGTTCAGATACTAAAGTTCAAGCTCAACTTCAACTCTATAAGACTGAGTCTTTCTTAAATTTTGTAAAACTTCAGTTACCTGATATTTCAATAACAGGTTTCTATGTATCAGGTACTGGTAAACAAGGTAGAGTACCTCTTAGAG